CTGAACATAAAGTTGATATAGATATTTTTAATACTACTATTTTAAAAGAATTACTTTTATTAATTGAACAAGAATTAAAAAATAGAGATGAAGGTTTAGTTCTACATTAGTATGAAAAGAAAGCCTAGAAAAATTAGACCAAGAGAAAAGAATATTCCTAAAGGATATGATAGCCTATGGGAATATTCTTTACACCAAACCATATTGAAGAAGTGGGATATGCGTGGGGATACTATTGATTATATAATTAAAAAAACTTATGAGCCAGATTTTGTTAGAAAAATTAATAATAAAATTATTCTTTTAGAATCTAAAGGACGCTTTTGGGATCATGCAGAATACAGTAAGTATATATGGATACGAGAATCTTTATCAGACTTTATAGAGTTGGTATTTTTATTTCAAAAGCCAGAGGCTCCAATGCCCGGAGCCAAGAAACGCAAGGACGGCACAAAGCGTAGTCATGCTGAATGGGCAGAAACAAATAAGTTTATATGGTATAGTGAGGAAACATTGCCGAAAGAGTGGAGGGAATAATGTATGATGGAACAAGATTCATGTTAGACAGTGATCTGATGATAAGCCCTAAACACTATAAATTTAACGAGGATAAGATTTTAAGAGAGATCATGGAGTATATTGATTCAACTTATAATAAACATTATAGTAATGGAAAGTATCAAGCTACTGACATGATCATTGATGCAGGACATGGAGAAGGATTCTGTATTGGGAACATAATGAAGTATACTATGAGGTATGGAAAGAAGGACGGAAAGAAACAGTCTGAGTTAGAAAAGATTATTCATTATGCAATTATAGCTTTGGATTTAACTAGGAAAAATAATAATGATTGAAGATAAAGTTGGTCATAAAGCATATCTAGGAATTAAAATAAATTACGACAAAGACTCTAACTTAAATAATTTTAGTTTAAATAGTTTAAGAGACAGATATTTTTGGGAGGACGAGACACACGCACAAGAAGCATTTGCCAGAGCCTCTGTTTTTGGTGCAACTTTTAAGGGAGTAACAGATTATGAAATGGCTCAAAGACTTTATAACTACAGTTCCGATTGTTGGTTCATGTTTAGCACTCCTGTTCTTAGCAACGGGGGAACCAGTCGTGGCTTACCTATTAGCTGCTTCCTTAATTATGTCCCTGATAGTCGTGGGGGTCTTTCTGATCATTATGACGAGAACATTTGGTTGGCAAGTGCAGGTGGAGGCATCGGTGGATATTGGGGAGATGTTAGGAGTAACGGTATTTCTACTGCTCACGGTAGTCGTTCTTCTGGTTCAATCCCTTTCATGCACGTTGTAGATTCTCAGATGCTTGCCTTTAATCAAGGCACAACTAGGCGGGGAAGCTATGCCGCTTATATGGATGTAAGCCATCCAGAGATTGAAGAGTTTATTAGTATGCGTAAAGAAACTGGAGGGGATATAAATCGTAAGTGTTTAAATTTACACAATGGTATAACATTAAATAATGAGTTCTTAAAGGCAGTTCAGGAAGATTTAGAATGGAGACTCATTGATCCTAAAACTAATGAGGCTGTTAAAATTATTAAAGCTAGAGATTTATGGTGGCAAATTATTTATACAAGATCAGAAACAGGGGAACCGTATATAATTAATTTAGATATTTGTAATGAAGCCTTACCTAAAGGACAGAAAGAATTAGGGTTAGAAATAAAACAAAGTAATCTCTGTTCTGAAATAACACTTCCTACTAATGAAGAGAGAACTGCGGTTTGTTGCCTGTCTAGTGTAAATCTAGAATATTTTGATGAGTGGTCAAAAGACCCTAAATTTATTAGTGATCTGATAACAATGTTAGATAATATATTACAGCATTTTATAGAGAACGCTATAGATACTACACATCTTGGAGAATATAATGCCAATTATAAAAGATTTAAAACTTACATTAGAGCAGGGCAGGAAGGATTTACCAAGGCTGCGTATTCAGCTTATAGAGAAAGGTCAATTGGTTTGGGAGCAATGGGATTTCACGCATATTTACAACGCAAAAACATTGACTTTGAAAGTATCTACGCTACGGGATTTAACAATAAATGCTTTAAGTATATTAAATCTGAGTCGTGTAAAGTTTCTAAAAGATTGGCTGATGAACGTGGTGAAGCTCCTGATATCAACGGGTCGGGTTATCGCAATTCTCATTTACTCGCTGTTGCTCCTAATGCTAGTAGTAGTATTATTTGTGGTGGGACTTCTCCTTCTATTGAGCCTTTTCGTGCAAACATTTATACACATAAAACCCTCACAGGAAATTATCAGGTTAAAAACAGATTTCTTGAGAATCTTTTTAAAGAAAAAGGATTATCGGAGATGGAAGTAAAAGATATATGGGCAAGTATATTAGAAAAGAATGGGTCGGTGCAGCATTTAGATATTCTTTCGGAGCATGAGAAAAATATTTTTAAAACTGCTACAGAGATAAATCAAATATGGGTGATTGAACACGCTCTTAAAAGACAAGAATTTATTTGTCAAAGTCAAAGTGTAAATTTATTTTTTGTACTTCCAAAGGCTACTGAATCCCAAAAGATTCACGATGAATATATGCAATATATTAATGATGTTCACTGGTATGGGGCAAATAAATTAAAGTCTTTATATTACTTCAGAACTGAGGCGGCTAGAGGAACAGAAAATGTGGGTATTAAAATACCTAGAATTAAATTAGATGAGATAGAATGTCTGTCTTGCGAAGGATAATAGTATGAAAGTAGTAGAAATAAAATGGGGCGATGCTTGGATTCAGCCAGATGATTTTGCTGTAATAGATGCTAAAAAACTAGAGCCAGTTGTAAGATCTACAATAGGTTATCTAGTTTCTGAGAATTCAAAGGCTGTAGTTTTATGCACAGATTTTTTTGAAAAGGATAAGAAAACCATTAACACTCCAATGATTATACCAGTGGATATGATTATTGATTATTGGGAATATGAATTAATACCAGAAGGAAAGAATAATGACAGATGAAAGAATGAGAAAAGTTAATGTATTGAAATTAATATATGAAGCACAAGTAGCGTCAGCTAAAGTAGATATAGATAATTATTTAGATAATAGTGTAGGTGTTGCTGAACACCCAAATTTAATGGATTCTTTAGATGACCTAGTAACTAAATTATCTACAATAGAAGATAAACTTATTTGCTTAAAAAAGAATTTTTAAATGAAAGTATTAGTAGCTTGTGAAAATAGTGGCGTGGTTAGAAAAGCATTTGAAAATTTGGGACATGATGCTATATCATGCGACTTATTAGAATCAACTACTCTTGGTAAACATTATAAAGGTAATGTGTTTGATTTAGATTTATCATCTTTTGATTTATTAATTGCTCATCCTCCCTGTACTTATTTAACTGTAAGCGCAGAATGGGCGTATAAAGAAAGAAATGAAATTAACAAAAATCTTTCACCTGACAAACTTTATGGAACAGAACGTAAAGTTGCTCGTAAAGAAGCCATTAAGTTCTTTCTTAAACTAGCAAATTCTAAAGTTAAAAAAATTGCAATAGAAAATCCCGTAGGGGTTATGTCTACGGCTTGGCGTAAGCCTGATCAGTATATACAACCATATCAATTTGGACATAACGCTAGTAAAAAGACAGGCTTATGGCTTAAAAATTTACCTTTATTAGAGCCTACTAAATTTATTGAGCCACGAGTTATAGACGGTAAAGCTAGGTGGGATAATCAAACAGATAGTGGACAAAATAAATTAGCTCCTTCAGAAAATAGGTGGCAGATAAGAGCTAAAACATATTCAGGAATAGCGGAAGCTATGGCAAATCAATGGGGGGAAAGCTAATGAGTCTTCTTAATACCAGAGATTACTATAAACCTTTCGATCATCCGTGGATGTTTGACTATTATGTATTACAGAACCAGATGCACTGGATGCCTGAGTCTGTCCCATTACATACGGATGTTAAAGATTGGCAGGATCTATCTGATGTGGAACGTAATCTATTAATACAAATATTTAGATTATTTACACAGTCAGATGTAG